TTAGTTAGTTGAAAGAGGAAAAGTGGTGGTTGGTAGTCGAAGCGATTGAGACTCCAGAGAGAAGTGGTCTTATTAGGTATGGAGTTGCGAAAGGGTATCGAGGCAACTATTCAAAGATTAAGAAGGTAGTCTGGAAGTGGTATAAAAAGCATTTAGGCAGGACTGATCTAAAAACGAGAGAGAAGCTAATCTTGTATGGTTTGTGCGAAAGGTATTCGGCTCAACATTTTAGTTCCCATGATGCGGTGTTGTATTTGTCGTTGATGCTTGGTGTTTCCAGGCAGACCGTTAGTAAGAGTTTAAGTTTGTTGATGGAAGATAATATTATCTGGTGCGCGATTGATGGAGAGAAGAAAGTATTGCGAAGCCTAAAGAGAGGCGTTCAACATAAGCATTTCTTGTTCGTTGGTTTAGGTGTGATGTTGGAGAGAGAAAGCCAAGAAGAGTAGTTATACTTTAGGGGGTTGAGGATACCCTTCTCAGCTTTCGTGATTGGTTAATTATACCTTAAACAAGATTGAATGAATGAAGTATCTGCTTCATCATACGTTTTGAAATATTCAATGTCTGAATAAACACCGCTTTTTCTTTTTGGTTCGTATTTATCGCCCTTGTATTCAAGAACATCAATATAGTATTTATTGCCCTCTTGTTTTAAAAGCACATAAGGTTTTTTAGTTTCTTTGTGCGTGATTCTGCTTTGTAATATTGTTTTAGTCATTTTAATTATACCTGTCTTTTTGATAAGTTTCTTTAATTTGGTTTTTAGTGACCCGTCTTACTTGTTTGGTTTCCTCATCAAGAAAAGCAACTCTTTTGAGTTTATTCTCTTTGTAGTCTCCTCGAACGTATCCGAAAATTGTTGTTCCGTGTATTTGCACTCTAATCATTAGTACCCCTTTTTAGTTTTAAAAAATTTATCTATAAAATCCATAAGCGGATAGTTCTTTTCACATTCAGCCCATGCGGTTATCTCATCAGTGAAGTGTAAAAGCGTTTCTTTGCTTTCAGGTTCATAGCGTTTGACTCTTGCCTTAAAGTTTTTGTTGTCCTCTGTTTCCAGGTGTTGCGTTGCTAGTTCTTTGGCTTGTTCGTAAATATATTTATTGGTTTCTAATATAAATGCGGTTGCTTGTTCTAGTTGTATTGGGTCGATCTTCATTTGATACCACCGTTCATTAGAAACAATAACCATGCACAGGTTAGTATTGCCATAAATACTATTCTAGTTATTAGGTTATTCATCATCTTGCTTAACGTGTTTAATAACTTCTTTGTAATAAAAGGTATCGTTTTCAATCTCTTGAATGATTGCCCTGCCTACTTCCTCTCGCGTTGGTGCTTTGTTGCCTACAAATATATTAAATTCAATGGGCATAAACTCAACGGTATAGACTCTCTCAACATCTTTTACTGGTGCTGATTTTAAGTCGCGTTCAATTTCTATTAGTTCTCTTGTTCTATCTCCTTCTTTAGACATTTTTTTGCCTCCTGGCTTTCGCCTTCTTATTGGTGTTATCTCTCACCATTTGTATATCGGGTTGCATGTCTTCAAGTATTAGCTTTCTAACTTCGCTAACTGTAAGACTTTTTAATTCCTTGGTTAATATTTGTATGTCGCTGAGTTTGGGTATCCAAGTTTGATGATACTGTTTCTCTTGGTTGTTGATGGTGTAGCACCAGTCAATGATTAAGCCGTTGATGTTTATTGAAAAAATCATTTATCTTTATCCTTAATGATTAGTGCGACTCCATAAAGACAGAAAGCCATGAACATAAGTATTAGTAATGTTTGTAGGTCCATTAGTTAGCCCTCGATAATTGTTCTACTTCTTTTTTTGCCCTGGCTAATTCAATGTCATTCATATTAGAAGCTAAATACTCCGCATGATCTAAAACATCTTGCATTCCTTTTTCTTTGGTTTCGGGTGCGGTTATAAAAAGCATTGATGCAAATTTAAACATGCTTATATCATCACCTTTTTCTATCCACTCCGACATCTTTTCATTGATTAAATCATTCATCATTACCTCCCTGCGTATTCTTTTAAATCTTGAACTTCTAAATCTTCAACATACATGTCTAAATGTTTTGGTTCGGCATAGTCCCAGGTTTTATTTAGCTTTAATATTAAATATATCTCTTGATGGCTTGACCATTCTATTTGTGTTTCACTTTTAGGAAACCAATAGCTTGATAATCTACACTCGCTAAAATCATCAATGATTTTATCTATGGTTTTTTGTTTGTTGAATTTACTCATTATTTACTCCTGTTTGTTGGTTTGCCATTAGGAAAGGTTAAAGCGGTGCTGAACGCTTGCCAGTCCTCGGCTGTCATTATTTGCTCTACTTTGTGAATAGGCGTGTTATCTTTTAGACCGTACTTCTTGCGAAGCTGTCCTATAATGCTTTTGTGTGTTTTGGTTTTAATAGTCATTATGCGACCTCTTTTGATTTATGAACAACCTGGACTCTTACATAAGATAAAATATTATCTTCGTTGTAGTCCCATAGTTTATAGCTCTCTGTTAAGTGTAATTCGCATTCGTGTTGGATCATATAACTAACTATATGGTCTGTAATGGTTTTTAAAATTGAATTAGCTAAACTGTTTTGATAATTTGGACTATCGCAAGATTGATACTCTAAACATCTTATTAACTGTATAACTTGCAATGGGTTTTTAACTTTAAGATTGCCAATGCTTAAATCATCAAAGTTGTAAGGGTTGTTATTATCATCATAACGATAATTTACGCCTTCGCAATTTGCCTTAGATAATTCCTCGGCAACATTACCCACGGAATTAAATTGTATACGTTCTTTATCGTGATAATAATTTAATGAATCAATACCCTTTAATTTATAAACATATAAAACAATTTGCTCTATGTGTTCTTTATCTACTATATAACTACTCATGTCGTTTACCTCCTAAAGTATTCGTTGACTTACACATTGTCTCGCAAATCTACTTATATATCAATACCTTAGACAAAAAAACTTAGGGTTTTTATGAGGAATGTTGTATTATAGAGGTCTAAGGAGCATAAAAAAATTTCAAATATGGAGCAATTTTTGACTAAAAACGACAATAAACCTATAAAAAAAGTGGGTAGAAAACGTATTGAATTAGATTTGGAGCAAGTAGAAAACTTAGCTTCTCGTGGTCTTGGTACTACTCAAATTGCCCGCGCTTTGGGTGTTTCCTGGAATACTATAGACCGCAATAGAAAGCGTTTAGGTGAATTTGAAGACGCTTTAAAAAGGGGGCAAGCGAAAGGGTTGGCCCAGGTGACCAATTCTCTTTTTACTTCGGCGACTGATGGCAACGTCACAGCACAAATATTCTACCTAAAGAACCAGGACCCAAAGACCTGGAAGGATCGAGTCGAGAATGTTCACGCTACTATTAATTTGAATGATGTTCTAAGCGGTGCAAAAGATAGACTCGGCGACTCTATGGCGACTATTAATAAACCTAAAGTTATAAATGCTGTTAAATCAACGTCTACAGCTTCGGGCAAACTGGTAAATAATCAGGACGATATAAAGAACGATGATAATAAGGGCGGATAGCTGCGCTATCTTGTAAGGGCTGCCCATGATTTGATTACTCATGCTCCGAGTATAAATAATCATACCCCCCCTTACATTTTTTCGCACGGGTATATTACGTGTAACTGTTGCGCTAATTTTTTTTAATTTTTTTTGAGTAGAATATGAAAGAGGTAATAAAAGGAATAATAGAAATCACCACCATAGCTGGACTTGGTAATTTCCTACTATTCATTATTTTGGTAAATATATGAAATACGGTGCTGAAGCTGAACAGCAACTGATGACCGAAGTTTGGTCACCTCAAGTTGCAGATGATCCATACAACTTTGTGATGTTTATCTTCCCCTGGGGTCAAAAGGACACCCCCCTCGAAGATTTTACAGGCCCAAGAGAGTGGCAGAAAAAAATTTTAAAAGATTTATCAATTCACATACAACGAAATAAAGGCGTTCCAACACCAGAGATGTTTAGGCTTGCAGTTGCTTCAGGTCGTGGAATAGGAAAGTCTGCCCTTGTTGCATGGTTAATACTATGGATGCTATCAACCAGACTAGGCTCAACAATTATCGTCACCGCCAACACCGAACAACAGCTACGCTCAAGAACATGGGCTGAGTTAGGTAAGTGGCTAACACTATCAATTAACAATCATTGGTTCTCTAAAACTGCTACCACCATAAAACCAGATGGTTGGTTTGAAGAAGCACTCAAAAGAGACTTAAAAATAGACACTGGCTACTATTACGCCCAAGCTCAATTATGGAGCGAGGAAAACCCAGATGCGTTTGCAGGTATCCATTCATCTTACGGAGTATGTTTGATAATGGATGAAGCATCGGGTATTCCAGCTCCTATCTATTCTGTCTCCGAAGGATTCTTTTCCGAGCCTACAGAAAATCGTTTCTGGTTTACTTTCTCTAACCCTAGAAGAAACACAGGACCTTTCTACGAGAGTTTTACATCCAAGCGTAAGTTTTGGAACTTAGAACAAATAGACTCACGAACAGTCGAGGGTACTGACCAAAAACTATTCCAAACCATGCTCGAGCAATACGGTGAAGATTCTACTGTTGCTAGAGTCGAAGTACGAGGCGAGTTCCCCAACGCTGACGATGATTCAGTCATACCAATGGAACTAGCAAGAAACGCTGTCGATAGAGACGTGGCACTAACAACTAAATCACCTATTGTTTGGGGATTAGACGTTGCACGTTTCGGTGGTGATAATTCTGCGCTATGTGTCAGACAAGGTAATACTGTTCTTGAAATTAGGACTTTCAAATCGATGGATTTAATGCAATTATGCGGTGCAGTTAAAAATTTATATGACGACAGTACAGTCGTAGAACAACCACAAGAAATACTTATAGACGTAATTGGTCTTGGTAGTGGAGTTGTAGATAGACTAGCTGAACAAAATTTACCAGTAAGAGGAGTCAATGTTGCAGAGTCACCATCGACTAAGAAAAACTATTTAAACTTACGAGCTGAATTATGGTTTGCAATAAAAGATTGGTTGGCGCTGCGTAATTGCCGTCTTCCTAATGATGATGAGCTTGTGTCGGAATTGGCAGCGCCTAGTTATAAATATACATCAACTGGAAAAATAAAAATAGAGTCTAAGGATGAAATGAAAAAAAGAGGTGTTAAGTCTCCCGATAAAGCTGACGCACTTGCACTAACCATGGCAAGTTCCGCTGCAAGTTTTAGTTTG